TATAAATATCAAGAAATATAAAAAAAAGGGACTTATATTTCTATAAATCCCTTTAATTTAGTTATTTTGACTAACTATTACTCTGGAAAAGAAGCACCAGTTGGTTGTATTGTAAAGTCTAATACAATAAACTCAGCAGTTCTTGTAGGTTGTAAGAATAATTGTCCGACTAATTGATTTCTATCAATTGTATCAGGTGTGTTATTCGTTTCATCCATCACTACTCTAAATGCACTTAAACCACTTTGAGCTTGAACTTGTTCTAAGAATGGATTAACAATTCCCAAGAATCTTCGTCTTGTAGCTGCTGTGTTTTGTTCAAATACCAAGAATCTTGATGAACTTGCAACAAACTTCTTAACTCTGATTAATAATCGTCTTACATTGATTCTATCCAATGCTGATGATTTTTTCTGTAATGTTTTTTGTCCAAATACCGTTACCCCTTGTCCTGGGAATGTTGCTATTGGATTAACATTATTATCATATAAATCATCACGATTTCCTTGAGTTAGTTTTCTTTCAGCTTGAATAGCAGTTGTGATTCCACCACGATTCAATCCAGCAGGAGCGAACCAGGGGTGAGCGACTCTATCGTTGAATGCGTAAACACCACCCATTACAACTGATGGTGGCACCCATCTTTGAGTTCCAGCTAATTGTGAATCAGGTACTTTAACCCAAGGCCAGTACATAGCTGCAAAGTTTGAATCTCTTGTAGCTGCTTGTGTTGTAGAAGCTCCTAATGTAGAACCATATACAACTGGGTCGATGATTGTGAAACAATCACCTCTATCTTCACAAACATCAATTGCTTTAGCTGTGACTGTTGCATGTTCTGCACCAATTATACCTGGCATTAATATTAAATTAACATCAAATTCATCTTGGTTAGCTAATAAGTCAAGAGCAGTTGTGTAAGCGTCCATTCCATCATCAGCTGTTGTTGGGTCAAGTCCTTGTGAATTTGAGTCTGTGATTGCGTCATAAAAATTAGTTCCGCCTGTAACTCCAGTATCACCATTTTGATTACCCAACGAATCAAAACCACTATGTCCATCTAAACCACCAGCAAATCCACCATTTGATGAACCACTACCAGCGGCTGGTAAAGAACTTGACAATGAATTTAATCTAACATTACCATTTTCATCTAAGTAATCAATTGTTGGTGAATCAACACTTGAAACTCTTACAAATCTCGATTGATTTGGATAAGAACCAGTTAACTGTAAGTATTTAACACCATTGTCAGTTTGAACAGTTTGTCTTTGGTCACCAACCAATTTACTAATATAATTAGTTGAATTAGGGTCTAAAGAACAATTGTTAAATGTTTCTAATGTTTGTTTTCTTTTTTGATTATCATTACCAGCTCTAATTAAGAGAGTGAATGTTCCTCTACTAGTATTAACATTTGAAACTTCATATCTAATGTTGTGTTTTGAACCACTTCTAAGTATGTTGTTTGTATTACCAGTTGTTTCTGCATTGTTCATTATTGAACCATGTGATAATGTTTCTAATACAAATGAATTTGCTGAATCACCATCTGTTCCACCCTCAACAGCTTTTGTAAGGTCACCATCAAATGTAAATCCAACAGATGATGAAGCTGCTGATAGGTTAGCACCAGTACCAGCTGAACTACCTGAGATTGTTATAACTCCAGCTGCACTTGAAGCTGAAATATTCAATCCATGTGTTACAACATTATTATTAATTGCATCTCTTAAATTACCAGCAGATGTAGCTAAAGCTCCTGACGTTACAAATATTTGTGTCGTTGTGTTGGTAAAATTTGAATTATCGGTTACAAATGTAAAATCAACACCACCAATAGTTACTTCTTCATTTAATAAGTCTGTACCATCGGTAATAGTTAAAGTACCACTTGCAAATGTACCAGCTGTAGCTGTGAGTCCATCTGCTACTACACTAGCACTAGCTGCTGAAACACCAGTTCCACCATCTGCAAGTATTCTAACTACGGTTAATGTATCTGAATTTTTCAAATACTCTTCAGCTGCATGTGATGTTAAGAATTGGTATGAATCAGAACCTGATTTAAACACGTCTCCAAATTTCGCTTGGAAATCAGAAAATGATGTTACAACGGTTGGGATTCCTGCAGGACCTTTGAGTGTTGGTCCGATGATTGCAGCTCCAATATCAGCCACAGCAGCCGGTAAAAACGTCTGGTCTATTTCATTCGTAAATACACCAGGTGAAATTATTTTTTCGGCCATTGAATTTCTCCTAAGTTAACTTTTTTTAATTTTTGGAATTAAACCTTTGAATAACACTATTGCGCATGAGTATTATTCATATATAAATATATGACTAAACTCCCAAACAAAGATTTTTTTTCTATTATTCAGATTTATTTTCAGTTGGTGTGAACACACCTGTTTCGGGATTTAAAGTTCCTTGACCATATTTATTTGTAATCCCATCAAGGAATTTTTTCTCTTCATCTTGAATTGATTTTAAAGAATTTTCTAAATCAATTTCTTGTTCATCCAACCTAATTTGTGCTAATTTTAATTGTCCGAATTGATTTTGAACATTTGCATAACTAGCTTGTATGTTTTGAACTTCTTTAAGTTCTTCTTCTGTGAATTTTACTTCTTCTGACATTATAACCTCCATTTGTTAATTAACTATATATAAATATATATAAATTTGGAAAACGAGTAAATTATTTTTCTACTTGTTCGTTTGTAGCGTCACCCTCCATATTAAAGGTAACTTTTGATGTGGTTGTGAATTTTTTCATATTTGATATTTTGTTTGTAATTACTGAATTTAAATATTCTGGTAATAAATATGCTTTTGTTGTAACACTAAATGTTGATTTAATAAATCTCTCACCATCTTGATTCATTTCTGAAGCATCTGATACACTATCAATTGTACACATAAATTTATTATTTGTTCCATCACCCCAATAAGTATGTGATTGGTCTACAAAAGATTCCACTAATGGATTCATTTGTTCAATGAAATTAGTCCATAGAACAAATTCATAAGTTATGTCTGCATAGTTTGGCATTCCAGTAGTGATTACATCATAAACTGGTTGAACTCCTTCTTGAACTGAAAATCTATCATATTGATTGTCTTTACTCCATTTATTTGTTCTAACCACATCAATATAATTTCTTCCAACATCGTGTGGGAATGATTGTCCTGATAAATCATTTCTTGAAACCTCTGTTCTTCGTAACATAATTAATGGTAAGATTAATGAATTGTTTTTATCCCTTAATACTCCTCTTTTTCTAACTGCTTTCCATCTTTCTTCATTACCATAATAAACAGGTATTTTAAAAGTTTCATTGGCTTCTCTAACTCTTGGTTTCATCACATTCTTAACGTGATTCAAAACTGCAGTATCAACATCTTTTAAAGTAATGGAATAATTATCAGCAAAGTTATTACCTGGTATGATGGTGGTTTCCCTATTACCACGAATTGTAGTTCCTTTAGTGGATACCTCATTAGCTCTGTTGACTAATTCTCTATTCACCACACCTTTGTTTGTAATCTTATTTACTGCCATTTCTTCTTCTCAGTTTTTTCAATTTATCCAATTTATTACTCACTTTACCTTTAACTTCTTCTGATTTAATACTACTCATATCAGCTTTACCAATTGCAATCTCTTTTTTAATATCAACCTCAATGGCTTTCACACCTGTTTGACTATTGGAATCAAAGTTATCTAATTTATTCATTAACTTACCCATCATTTGTTCCATTTGTAAATTACCATTTGGTTCAGGTATGTATGAATGTTTTCTTTCACCATACACATCTTCATCATCCCTAACATTACCACTCACTTCAACCTTTGGTTTAGGTGTTTCCTTATAGTTAGGATTGGAAGTATCAAACTTCGTAATTTTCTTACCTATGATTTGTTGAACTGCCATTGTTTATCCTTAAACACTTATATTTGTTGTATCAATAAAGTAATTTTGTAATTTTAAAACCTCATTATCAGTTAAAGCTCTATCATAAATAGCTAATTCATACATATGACCTTTAAATCCTGTAAATGTGTTGTCATCACCTAATCTCTGGATTTTATGAACTATGTTTTCATCATAATTATTATTTGTTCCCATTGTC